GAGGACTTAGAAGCCATGGGCGCTACTGCTGTTGCGCGTACGTCACCCACCAATGCAGCGTCTAATTTGCTGACTGCCATAGGTGAGATTGTGAAGGACGGCTTGCCGTTCTCCTCGTCTCACCGAAATTGGCAGGAGCGTGCCTCGATCGCGCGAAGTGCGGGATCGGAGTACCTCAATCAGCAGTTCGGATGGATGCCCCTCGTGAACGATGTTCTGCAATTCGCAGACGCCGTTCGTAATGCTGAGACAATTATGTCTCAGTATGAACGAGATATGGGCAAACTTGTCCGTAGACGCTACGAGTTCCCATCAGAGCGATCGGTTGACAATGAAGTCGACCTTGGTTTGGTTACTGGCCCCGCAGGGGTCAGTTCCTCACCAGGGTCGGCTGCTATTCTTCCGATCACGCCAGGGCGGTTGGTAAAGTCCGTTGAAAGACGGACGGATACCTGGTTCTCAGGTGCATTTAGTTACGGAATTCCTCTCAACTCGACAAGTCGAGAGGGTTCCGCATCTCTGGCAGCGGAAGCCGATAAATTGTTCGGCATATCGCTAACGCCAGATGTACTCTGGGAACTCGCTCCCTGGTCCTGGGTCGTCGACTGGTTCAGTAACGTTGGAGATGTTCTTGCGAATGTCTCTGACGCAATGAGCCAGGGCCTGGTTATGCAGTACGGATACATTATGGAACATACTACCCATAGTGTTACGTACTCGGTAAAGGGCCTCCTTCAAGGAGGTAAACCTATACCGCTCGCTCCTATTCGACTCGTAACAGAGTCGAAGAAACGAGTTAGGGCTAACCCCTTTGGATTTGGGGTAAGTTGGGACGGCTTGTCACCGCTCCAGCTCTCCATTCTTGCTGCGCTCGGTATTTCACGATCGTAGCTCGAGGCGGTTTTGCACTGCCTCATAGCCATCAATCGCTCACCTTGAGTGAGCAGAAGGAGCAATGCCCATGTTCTCAGATCCACAATCCGTCACCATCTCTGGTACGCCGATTTCGCTGCCCCGTGTTTCAAACGGGGTTAACGATTCGAAATACTCGAGTGCTGATGGACTGGTGGACCTGTTGGCCTCCCACGCCTATGGGCGTAGGACCCGACGGGTTCTCCGGTTGGATCATTCGAAGATAGC